CCAGTGCTGATGGCTACTTGGTCTGCCCCTGGTGAGTACAGTCCAGAATTTGCGTCCCCGGTAAAACTAATTGATGGATTGGAAGCACTACCTAATGCAAATACACCTGAAGTAATTGTGGCAACACCACCGGTAACCGTGGTAAAAACTGCAGCACCGCCAGTGATCGTTGCACCGGATACTGTTTGGCCTTGAATAGTGTTACCAGAAACAGTACCAGTTACTGTGATATTGCCGCTAAAAGTTGGGTTCTGAACTAACCCAGAAATTGTAACGCTCTTATCAACACCAGCATCGGTGAAAGTAATTGTATCTACTTTAATAGTTCCGTACGCCATTTTGTTGTCTCTTTTTGTTTATTTTAACCGAGAAAATTAAGGAAGAATAATTAGTGGTCCTTGGATTACAAAGCCACTTGCACTACCAGAAACAACACCAGAACAAACAATGGCAGGTGTTGCGCCAGAAGGTGTGGTTACTCTTAACGTAGATCCTGTAATTGCCGTAAAAGTACCCGTTGTTGCGTTAACCGTTACAGCATTGACAGATGTACCTGTAACCGTTGCACTTGAAATACTAGTTGCAAAGTTAGCTGTATTGCCAGTAACTGTTGTCCCAGAGAGGTAGGTAAAAATACCACTAGGAGAAGTAACCGTGCTTCCACTAATTGTTCCGGAGGAAACAATGCCTCCTGTAGAGAAAATGCCTGTTCCTAATACAGAAAGGTTACCTGAAACAACGGTGTTAACAAAAACAATGTTTGTAAAAACGCCAGATACTGCCGAGATTAAACCGGCTTGCATCGTGTTGCCGGTAATAACAAGCCCACTTACATGTTGGAATCTTCCCGAAGTACTTAAAACAGTGTTACCAGTGACCGTAGCCCCTGAAACACTCGTTGTAAAAGTACCTACTTGACCAGTTAAATTGGTTGCAAGTACCGTATTACCCGTGACGGTTGCACCAGAGATGCTCGTGGTGCCAACAACTGTAGTGCCTGTGACAGTTGTGAATTGTCCTGCATTACCTGTGACGGTGGCACCGGAAACACTGGTGGTTCCAATGACCGTGGTACCGGTAACTGTCGTAAATTGTCCGGCATTACCTGTGACTGTTGTGCCTGACACACGGCCAAAGTTACCAGTAACCGAAGTAACCGTCCCTGCGTTAACAACAGTACCTGTAACAGTTGCCCCAGACACGTTGGTAAACGTGCCAGAAACACCTGTTACCGTTCCAAAGTTACCAACGTCTCCTGTAATTGTTTGACCTGAAAGAACTTGTGTAAATACACCAGAGATTCCAGTGACTGTACCAAAAGAACCTGTGTTTCCAGTTACGGTTGCACCTGAAACTCTAGTCGTAAACGTACCGGAAACACCTGTTACGTTTGAAGCAAGCAACGTATTGCCGGTAATCGTGGCACCTGATACTTGCGTAGTAAATACACCAGAAACACCAGAGACTGTTGAAAACTGTGCCGTAGTTCCAGTAACTGTTGTTCCTGATAACGTGCCACTGACTCGTACACCGCTTGCAAATTGTGCAAGTCCCGTGACAGTTAATCCACTTGCAACAGATAAATTCCCGCTGACGTCAAGAATCGGCGTTCCCAAAACCTGGAACGTACCAGTGGTTGCAGCAACGGTTGTTCCTGTGAACGTAGTACCAGTTACGTTGGTAAACGTGCCGTTTGTAAAGAAAGCACTTACACCACTTGTTGTAGTACCAGTGAGACTTGTGAAGTTACCTGTTGGGAAAGATGCAGTGGCTCCTGTCGCCAAGGTTGTAAAGGTACCTGTTACTGCGTTGACCTGACTACCTTGTACAAAGGTACCTGTTACCGTGGTTCCACTGATCGTACCGCTGACAGTCGCATTGTTCTGAACAATTATTCCACTAAACGTACTAAGGCCAGACGCAGTTACCGTATTAAAACTGGAGCTGCCACCTACTGTTAAATTGCCAGTGATCGTGACGTTACCGCTAATTAAAGCGCCACTGCCAGGGGCGTAATATAAATCGAGATAATCCCTGAATTGAGAAAAGGTAATTTTTTTGTTGCGCAGTGACGGGTCCACCTCAAAAACGTGGACCAGGGTCATGACATCCTGATCTACAATTTCGTTCGCTGCAATTGCAGGAAATTCGGTAATACGGCGGTTTGCCACCTATCTACTGCGCAATTCTTTCCTTTATTATAGTGCGGCTTATTTAGCGTACCCTAATCTCAAGACGTGGCAATAAATTAGTACCCAAGTACCAAAGCCCTTGAATTCCTGTTACAATTCCACAAGAAAGCAATAGTACCAACAGCAGTTCTGCCACGGTTAAATTACGCCGCACATACACAACTTGCGGCGGCATTTCTACAGGTAGACGTTGAGGTACTGTTTGCTGGATGGCTAGCTCCATGGCACGTGCTTTCATTTCTGCCAACATCTCAGGAGTGATCTGCCCTTCTAAAGTCTGTTGCATGGGAGGTTGGCTAGGTGGAATTTGCTCTTCCATGATCACAAAGTTGTTTACAAAAGACTAGCATTTAATTGATCGGAGTGCAGTATGCCGTACGGACTACGCAAAGGCTTGGAAGACATTGCCTACGAACTGAAAGGAATCAGGAATATCCTTGGTTCCATGTGGCACAGTCGGTACTCAAACGCTGAGACCGACATCGCCAATCCCGAAATGTTTGCAGATGAATACATTTCGACAGAGGAATGCGGCAGGCGTCTAGGAGTCTCCGATCAAACCATTCGCAACTGGATTGCAATCGGTAGAAAAAACGCTGACAAAGGCTGGGTCGAAGGTATTCATTATGTCAACGTTTCTCCTGACGTCCACAAAAAAGCAGTCTTGCGTATTCCATGGAATCGCCTCATTCAATCCTTTGCTAAAAATGAAAACATCAATCTTAAAAACCTACGTGCGCAGTATCACTTGTATCATGCGACCAAAGAGGTTCTTGAGTGATGGCACATCGTTTCAAGGGAATTGATATCGATGCTATCAATATCGATAACCATGAGGAGCTGCTGCCTAAATCCCTGGCAGAGCAAGTAGAAATGTTCTTACCACCCTGGGGCTCCTTCGATGACGGTTGCTTGCGTCGTTACCTAGAAAACTTAAAAAACTATGAAGAAGAAGACGCCAACTCTGGTATGACCTTGGCCAATCGATTGCGACTGGCATTCAAAGATCTAAACCCAGACACAATCTGTGGTAAATTCCCACAAGCAGAGTTGCCTCTTAAACGTCGGTTGCGATGTGTTGCCGAGTATTTGATCAGGTCCGGGGAATTCGATAAGGTGCGAGATGAGCAAGGAAAACTCTGCAAGAAACGCGGCGTGCTTGGCAAGTTGGTTGTCTTGTACCAGCCAACTCCAAAGCTGTTAGAATCTCTGCATCGTCAAGGGTTGCTAAAAAGTGGATCGCCGTGAGAAGTTAATTGCGTCAGTCATTGGTCCTGAACTGGACGAGACCAAGGCAAAAATGCTTGATACCACAGTCAAGCTCATCCTTGGGGACATGGGTGCACAGTACGTTAAATTTTGGGATGCAGAAGGTCCTGGCGTCTTGGTATTCCAGCCTGACAATAAAGAGCGCTCTATATTCTTTTGGACGTTAAAAGAAATTCACGCAGCAGAAGAAGATTGCGAACATAACAATAACGGTGATCTTGCCGAGACATTACGACGCATCCTTGGGGCAGCACAAAAGATTGACCCAATGGAGAAAGCAGGGTATATCATCAATGATGACAAGGGTCTTCGCTATTTGGAAATAGCGTATAACGACATCGTTAACAATGACTGAGAAAGGTATTCGCGGCGTATCTGCCAGGGTTGAAGGCGCAGAACTTATCACCAACGCAGACTTAGTTCATGCTGCCAACGAACTTTTAGGCGGCATTGATTTGGATGTAGCGAGCTCCAAAGTCGCTAATGAGTATGTACAAGCGACTGAATACTACACGCCCGTGGATGATGGGTTAAATAACCAGCAATGGTACGGAAGCTGTTATTTGTTTCCACCAGCGGGATCGTACTTCTGGGACCAAAAGAACCAACGGTGGAAGATGACACGCGCTTCGTCATTGACGTTAACTTCTTCGCATGCCGTATGGTTCCGTCGAATGTACCATGCATGGCTGGCGGACGAAATTGAGCAAGGGCTTTACTTCAGCAACTGCCCTGACATGATTCGATACGAGCCAAAGATCTTTAAATTCCCCATGTGCGTTCTACGTACCGTCCCTTACCTGCTCCGTAATCTTGATGGGAATGTAGAGAAAAAACAAACGTGCACGTCTTTCTTGGTTTACCTGCCTCCCAAAGATCGGTCAGGAGATGCAGTAGAACATTTCTGTAAAATCTACGGCGAACGTGGCCATCTCCTTGTAGACTGAACAAGCTATCGAGGTCTTATGAGCGTCCTGGCCGATTGGGAAATCAAAGAGCGTGCCGAGAAAGAACAAATGATCGAACCCTTTGTTGATCGTCTGATCAGCAAAGAAGATGGTCGGCGTTTGTTGAGTTATGGACTTAGCTCTTACGGATATGACATTCGTTTGTCCCCTAGCCAGTGCCTGATCTTTGGTAAGATTCAAACCGGTGATTGCGACCCAAAGGCCTTTGACGAAAGTATTTTAAAACCTGCGGAACTTCTGGAAGATGAACGCGGCAAATACTTTCTTCTTCCTCCGTATGGGTATTGTTTAGGCGTTGCACAAGAACGTCTGAAGTTGCCTCGTGATATCACTGTTGTTGCAGTTGGTAAATCTACGTACGCACGCTCAGGAATCCTGGTTAACATCACGCCCGCTGAAAGTGGGTGGGAAGGTTACCTGACGCTTGAGATCAGTAACTGCACTGGTCTATTCAACCGTGTTTATGCAAACGAGGGGATTACTCAACTGCTTTTCTACCGTGGTAATCCTTGCGAAGTCAGTTACCAAGATCGGAAAGGTAAGTATCAAGACCAACCAAATACCGTAGTTTTTCCACAGGTCTAGATACGTCCAAACGATTGTTTGGGTTTGTCTGCATACGCGGTAGATCCTGCACGCCCACCACTGTCACCAGCATTGGCACTGGTGGGTTCGTTAATCAGTTGATTCTTCTGATATTTACCAGCAGCTCGTGCACTCTTCATGAAGCGGTCAACGCGTGCCACTGCTCCTTTTGACGCGGAACCAACGACACCTCGTTCTTGCGGTCGCACGTACCGCAGGTCCACGTTATAAGCTCTTCCAGGGTTCAGATCCGTTGGTGCGCCAGCAGAAGTGCCGGAGTCCTTGGCTGCGTCGTAAGTCTCGGATCTAAACTTGCTCATACTATCATTATAGAAAGGATATATCGCTAAGAAAACAATGCGGCCCTCAATGTTTTTGCAAGAGTTTGCAGCAAATAATGATCAAGTAAAGTGCCGTTGTATTGGTTTTGAGGATTTTAGTGCACCCCTCGATACTGAAACCAACGACGTACCTCTCCAAGATATGTATAACACGGGCTTAGTTGCTCCCATGGATGGCATGCAGCGCAACCCACTTAATATTGAAGGTCAAGGTTTGTATGGTCAACGTCCAGGCTTGACGGGTTACATTCCTTCCATGGAAGAAGGTATGGAATTATATGGTGCAAACCCCAAACCTCCTGGCGTTCTTGGTGATATTGACGGTGATCCAGACGAGATGGAACTTCTGCTTTCCGCCAAACGCAAAGGCTTAATGCGTTAAACCTGCTAGGCTGTCTCAGTCGGCATTTTTAGAATGGACATGTTTCCCCCTGTTGACGAAACCAATGGGTGCGTAGATGGTGTTTGTCCAGTACCCTGGGCTACGCTTGAGAAATCTCCTGTAATTAAAGAGGATGTAGTTAATCATCCTTCGCATTACACCGATGGCGGCGGAGTTGAATGTATTGAAGCAATCGAGTCATCCCTAACCAACGAAGAGTATCGCGGATACCTAAAAGGGAATATCCAAAAGTACGTGTGGCGTGAGCGCCATAAAGGCGAGACAGAATCACTAAAAAAGGCAAGGTGGTACCTAGATCGTCTTATTCAATTGGACGAAAGTCAAAAGGGATGAGCGTAGTGTAAATCGTCGTCATCGTCTGACTCGTCCTGCATACAAGCCAGGGCGAGTTCACTGAGTTCCAACTCACTAGGCAGATCCCATTCAATATCAATTCCTTCAGAACACATGATTTCTTTGACGGCTGCCCATTCCATCATCCGTTGAAAATACAGGTTTAACAGTGCAGCCTGCAGTTCTTCCCAACACATCTCCTCTGTTTGCAGCTCAGCTTTGCGCATGGCAAACTGCAGTTCTAAAGGTAATTCAAACTCTTTACGTGTGGATTCGTTCTCCATGGAAAGCCTGAGTACTGCATTTATTCTAGGACGCTAGTCACTTGAAAAGGCAGAGGCGTCGTCAAGCTTGAAACGGTTAGCAAATTCTGCGAGCGCATAGGGATTGATTGTCGCTTCCAGAGTTCGGATCGCTTCTGTCTCATGGGGCTTCGCACCATAGCTTCTGAACGCACGCAGCAGTACGTCCGTAGCAACCCAAGGCTTGGCTTCAACCTCGGCAAGGAATAGGTTGATCTCTTCTCTGCGTCGTTCCAGGAGGCCACCAATAACTTGGTGATCTGCATCAAAGACCCACCGTGCAATTTCTTCTGTTACACCAACGTAGTCATCGACCTCAAGGCAGTCAATAATGGAACTGTAAAGGAAACTTTCCCAGCCAACCGAATGACAAAATGAAAGCAGTGCTTGGTGCATACACTCGTCCAAGCCTAGGTTCAACTTCAGAAGTTCTGTGTTTAAAACGGTGAGCTCATCGACAAGATACTCCAGGGCTTTACGTTGTGTGCAACACTGAGTTTTCTTTACAACACTGCCGTCCGGATAATACTGTGTACCAAATCCAATCGTGTAAGGCTCTGCACCTGTTTGAGGATCTGGGTAAGCAAGTTCATTGAAACCTTCGTAACGACAGATTAAATCAATCGCTTGCTTGTAATTATCCATAGGGGTAACAAGTGTTACCCCCAATCATACACAATTCTCAAGTATCCTGTTGACACTCGTTCTCCCTACGCCCACTAGCTGAGCTATCGTAGTTTTGTTTCTTATTTCCTTTGCAAGCCGGATAACCTGTTGCCTTTTTTCTTCGGTTATGCTGCACCTTCTATTCTGAACTTGTTGATTATTTGGCACCCACTTACAATTACTGGGGCTGTAGTGACCATTTACGTCCATCCTTTCCACTGTATAGCCGTTAGGCCTTGTTCCCATTGATTCACAAAAATCTTCAAAAGATTTAAAAAGATTTTTTATTCCTCTTCCTCCGTAGTTGGGATAGTCCTTGCAGTTTGGGTTAGTGCAACGATAGTTTATTGCTGTCCAAATTTTATAAAACGGATGTTTGTAATTACCATGTTTTTGTGCTTTTTCTTTTTGCAAACATCCGCAGCTTTTTGTTTTGTTAGAAACCAATGACATCCCATAAGTTGTAAACTTTTTTCCACAACTGCACAAAACAACCCAGCGCGATAGCTGATGCTTCACGCTGGGACTATAGCCAAGAACGGTTAAACGTCCGTAAACGTTACCCGTTAAGTCGGTGATGGTGTGATAAAGCTTTTTAGCCTTGGCCACGATAGCGTTTTTGTCCAGGCTTTAGTTTAGTGTTTTTAGAACGCCCTTGACGAGTCTTCTTAGGCTTGGACTCAATTAAGATTGCGGTGGACTTGGGCTTTGCCATGTTGGTAAGGAATCAACCTGCGCATCCTAGCTGGAAACAGCCTGCAAAACAACTTGCTTAATCGCGTTTGAATAATTTGTACGCATTAAATCTTCAGTTCTAAAAGGGTATTGAAAATCTAAAAGAGCACGTTGCAAACTTGCATCTTTTGTACCTAAAGCCAATTGCTGCATTTTTGCTTGGTCAGGAAAATGCTCAGGGACATATCCGCGATCCATTTTAAAGGCAGGTAACTGACTTGCTGTTATCGGCAAACCATCAATTGTTTGTATGTGTTTCCCTGCTAATTCCATTATTACTTCACCTTGTGTAATTCCTTCACTTTACGTCAATGTAGTTCCAATGTGAAGGCATGTGTGGAGTAACTCTGGGATTATCATACCACTTAAGATCATCCACTTCACCTTATGCGACCAGTACCTTGCTGACATCTTATCAGGGTTAGAATCCTGGGCATTATGCCGTGCGTAATAAGACTTCTTCCGTGCTTTGTCCTTGGCTGTTGTTGGGTTTTTACCAGCGCCTTCTACGCCTTGCTGACCAAAACGAATGATCTTTTCTTCGCCTCCTTCACATGCTTTAACAACGTGTGATTTAGTTGCATGGCCAGGAGTTTTTCTTGGCTTGTTGCACTCCATGGAATCCTTGTGGATCTTGGCGGCACTGGCTGCTTTCTTGTGTTTACTCATGATCAATACTTTGGTGTCAAGTCTTTAAAGACCTTTAAAGGCCTTGGTAAAACTGCCAAGAAAACTTTGGCCTGCTTCAGATTTTACTGTTGTCGTGTCTTCGTCATCATCTTCATCAGCAAATGTGAAGTATGATTTTTCTTTCTTAGTAGAGTCTTTTTGCTTACTGGTTTTTTGATCTTCATCTTCTCCAAGTAAGGTGTCAATTGAACCAAGGGCTTCAAAGGGGTCCTTGCTGGCTAACTGATTAAATATACCACCTTCTTTAAATCCTTTCCCCGCTTGTGTTAAAAATTCCATGTCTGCTCTATTTGTATCTGGCATAAACTCTTTATAGAAGTCATCTTCCGTACCAGCAAAACCAGCGCTTTTGAACACTGAATAAAGCTGCGTTTCAGTAGGATTGTCGCGAGGTGCGGTATCTTCGGGACGTTCAATATAGTCTACGCCAAGTTTTTCTTGCGTTACTTTTTCTTTCTTTTCGTTTAAGTACTTAATTGACTCACGTATCTTTGTTGCTTCTCCCGTTTGGAACGCCTCTTCAATATATGTTTTTAATTCTTCAAGCCCCATTTCTTTACCTGAAAGTCCCATAGACTTAAGCACTTTCTCCCACTCTGGTTTATTCTCAATAGGGTCAATTCCTTCCAACATCTTATCTGCGTATTCACGAGGTGTTACAAAGTTCAAGAATGAAACACCACTTAACTTTAGCTTTTCATTTGCAATAGCAGGAAGTATGTCATTATCAATAAAAGACTGTGCAGCATTAAATGATAACTTGTCACGTGCTGGGTCGAATCCCTGCTGTCTTCCATACACCTGATAATGTAGCTTTGCAAACTGTGCTTTGTCGTTCAAGTTATATCCATGAAAATAAGCTAGCTGGTTCCAGGTCTGTGGTGGATTTGTACCAGGGACAACTTGCTCTCCATTCCTTCTAGCATTGTCCCAATCTTCGGTTACTTTTGTTTTCTGTAAATCGTGTTTTGAAATATCTACATCTCCTCCGGAAGGATTGAAATAAAACTCAGAATCAAACCCAGAGGTACCTGAGTTTTTAATGTCGTCTAAATACTTCTGCGCTCGTAAATCTGCCAGGGTCTTTAAAGAATTCAATGCACTTTGTGTTTGGAAGATATTCTCCTCTCCTTGAGTCACATCCATGTAGCTCATAAACTCTGACATAGAACGCGAGGTATTAAAGCGAGGGTTTAAATAACGCTTAATATAGTCTTCTGCAAATTCTTTGTCAATTGTATATTGTTTGTCAGGGTCTTGAAAATCCGTAAAGGTAGTTCCTTCTTGATAGCGTTTTGTCAATGTTTCATCAAACCATTTTTGCCAATTGTAAACTGCGCTTGATTTGGAAGGAATGCCTGTTATTGCGGAGAATTGTTTTTCTAAACTATCTTCTGTTTTTTCTTGATTTTCTCCCGTCAATGAAAGCAATCCTCCTACGCCCGTATCTCCTAAGAGAGAGTTAGATAATTCACTGTTTACATTCATGATCTCATCAAACCCAGGTAGTCCACTATAAAACTCAAATTGTTGTTCTTTTGCGCGTTGCTTCTTGTATTCGTTTAACGTTTCCTTAAACGTGTCAACAGTTAACGATCTAAATCTATCGGCTGCTTCTTGTTCTTTTGCCCCAAGTACACTAGTTAATTTCCCTTCAAGAAGAGTGTCTCCTCGCGACATCTTAGCTTGAGAGCGTATCTCTTCTGGTAGCTGAGAAGTAGAGGGGATTGTTAAGTAACCATTTTTGCGATCTTCTGCGTCTTCTGGAGACAAAGAAGAAACCCACTCTTTTAAAAACTCAGGATTTTGCGCTGCTTCCCATTCTTTTAACGTAGTAAACGAACCAAGTCCAAGTACCTGGTCACGATACAGTTGGTATTGTGCATCAGTCATTGGAATTTCGTTGAAATTCTCAGCGGCTTCTGCCTTAACAACTCGATTACCTCGTTCAGTTTTACCGTGCACAACTGCGTAGTTATACTGTAAAAATGAATCTTGGTTGTATTTTCCAACTAGTGAAACATCTGGGTAGGTTTGCCCGCCAATATCAATAGTACCTTTGACAGCTTTTTGCCACTGATCGTATGCTTCTCTTCCTTGATCTGTTGTGACGTAGTAAGTAGGGTCAAATGCTCCCATTGGAGGCTGGTAAGCCGAGTTCTTACTAGGGTCCCAGGGGGAAACCTTTCCGTAAAAGGCATTAACAAGTGAATTAGTTGATCCCGATTCTGTTAGTATTTTTGATTCAGTTGCACCTAATGCATTTAAAGAGTTAGCAATATCTTTAAAGTTAGTACCATTGCTACTGTTATATTTGTTTGCAAAATTCCTAAACGCTTGTTGAGCGTCTTTTCCAATTAATTTGGTATTTAGGTAAATACTGCCATTTGGTTGGACTTGAAATTGACCTCCTCCGGGTAAGATGCGATACTCGTTTTTTCCGTTACGTTTTTCCCAGTGGTCATATCCAAATCCTTCTTGAGCAGTTTCATTGGTAGTCGGGTTTCCACTACCGTCTTGATATACGGGTAGTGTTGTGTATCCACCACGTCCTCCTGAGCCTGCCACATCTGGCAAACCATTTGTGTTTATAACTTTTGGCGTTAAACGTCCCTCATTTTTCCCGTAATTTTGATAATGATTCCACCCCCAATCCCATTTTGAAATTCCAGTTCTTCTATTCTCTGCTTGCCAGGCTTGGTTTAAATCTGAAGCTGCATCAACATATTGAGACCAATGGATATTTCCCCTGTCATTTAACCAACTATTGTAATTCTGTGCGATATCAGAATACGAAGAAACGTACTTATCAAAAACGCCCATTAGCACTCACCAAAAATAAAAACAGCTTGCTGTTGGATCCAGGCTTCAATCCTAGCAAGAGATGAAGAAGAGAAAAAAGATTGTTTCTCGTACCACTTTTTCATATCCTCTGATCCTTTGTTTGCGTTACAACGCCTACAACAAGGAATCAAATTATGTCGATTAGAAGAACCCGACTTAAACCTTGGAATAATGTGATCAAGGCTTGACGCCGAGTCACCACAGTATCCGCATTTGTGGTCCCAGGCTTCATAAATACTTTGTCTAAAACGTTTTTTGGCAAGCTTTGGAGTTAATTCAACTAGCAGGGCGAGGGGCTCGTGCTCGTTGCAAAACATGCTGTCAATGGCCGTTAACTTATTCTAAGCTCACCTCATGGTTGCGAACGGTTGCCATACTGATCAATCATTGTGAAATTTTGTACTTCAATTCGATCTGTTGCAAAGTTAAATAAACGCTGTAACATCGGATACACAGATAGTGATTCACTGTTATACGGAGGCACATCCATTCTTGACAGGGCTTCTCTAGCAAGCTTATCTTTTTTAATAGCGTCTATCTCGCTATCTGTTTTTGCCACTAACTGTCTTTCCCATTCAGCCATGCTTTCTATGTCTGTTGGAAAATCAGATGGTTCCGGTGGAAATACGCGATCTGCAAACTTAAGAGAATAGATGTGTTTGCAATAACGCAGCTCGTCCAAAACAGGTGTCCATCTATCTTCCAAAGTAATTATTGTGCTCTGTGGAATTGAACTACTGTCAAGTGTTTCCGTAACAGATGTGTAATCTGCAAAAGTTGGCATACCATCTGCTGATGAACCTTGCGTACCGAGGTTGTTGGGATTGCGCGTGTAGGTGCCTCCAAAGTCTGCGTAGAGTCCTGGGCTGTCTCGTGTTGCATCAGGACTAATGACGCGAGAGGTTGTGACCTGGTTCGTCAAATCAAACGAAGGAGGAGCCGTGATTTCTAATGTGAGGCTGATAGAGGAAGGATCTACTTGAGCAGGAGTTTTTAAAATGCCGTCACGTTTAGTAAGCTCAAAACGCCCTGGTTTAACCGTAGCAATATTAGTGCGTGGGAATAACTTACGAGGATTTTCCGAAGAGACATAGAAGTAGTCACGCCGTGTAAAGTCTTGGCATGTGCAACTGTATCGTGCACCAGAGTTTAAGTAACGTCCTGGAGTAAACCCAATAGGCGAAGGAGTTACAAAGTTTTCATCTGGTGTTGCTTGTACAGAACCCGACTTACGGAACTTGAGGATGCCAGTGTTTTCGTTAATCTCTAGCAACACTGCAGACACGTAACCATATCGTGTTTGTGTATTGGGATTGATCGTATCAATTTCAATCAGCTCACCACCGGACGTAACAATGCGATCTTCAAACACTTCTGAGATCAAGGGCTTTTGTCCACCAGGGAAAAAGAATGGTGGCGGCAGTCGGTTTGATGGGCTCCAGGTGCCTGTTAATTTTACGTACCAATAGTTTTTGTCTTCTGTTACTGATTCAATAGATAGGTTGCTGGTACTTACGGGGTCGGTGTATAAATCAGTTCTAATGGCTCCTGCATAGCGCCATAAACACCAATGCATGCCAAGCTCTCGGCTCTTCGTTGGAAAACCAATAAACGCTCCCTGAATAGTAACGGGCGGACTAGGATCAAATACAACGTTTGGAATGTTGTACTCAAACTCGTATGTAAAGTATTGTCCGTTTGAGTAGATTTCGTATCCTCTACGCCAACGTGCCCATGCCGACTCCCTGTCAATCGTCCAAATTGAACCAGGGAGTGATCCTTTGGAGAACTCCCCTTGAATTGGTTTTACTTCTTTGGGGTTTATCTGTTCTTTTATTTTGCCAAAATCACCGAAAGAACCAGTCCCTCTTACACCAAAAGAGCTGCCTCTTTTTGACATGATCAGAAGAAACCGCCTTCGGCATACACATGTGCACCAGGGATGTATCCAGATGCGTTAGGACCGTCAGGAAACACGCCTACATACAAACGGTCGCCACGTTCCAGGTAGATGCCACGGTTGCGTAGAGGGGCTCCAGAAGCAAGTCCTGAGGCGTTACCTGCGGCTGGGTTGGGTGCGGCAAGTTGTGGCATCACATCGGCGCAATCAACTTGTTGTGTGTTGGCGGGAACACGCTTGGCAAGCACAACTTTGTAATCGCCACTCGCTGGGATTGGTTGGGTGGTGCCACGGGTGTGATACACAACAAAGGTTACTTCTGGTTGGTACGGGCCAACGGTACCCGCATAGGAAAAGCCACTTGCATCAGGAGTTGCAACACCGGAGTAACGAATTGTTCCCAATGTACCGGTGATTGCTGCAGCACCTGTATAGGTGTAGTAACCAAGGCCACTCTCGGCTGCTGGTGTGTTCAGTCCAGTTGCGGTAATGTAAACAGACTGTCCACTAACTAAGCGAACTCTAGTGCCTGTTGTTGCAGTCTCTAGCGTGTAGTCCGGGTTGCGGTAGTAATCGTTCCTTACAATAGTGATGGAATCGACAACGCCACCACTATTGTTATCTTCTTGGAGTGCGGCATCCATGTCGACAAGAATCGAAGGAGCTTGTCCACCTTGCACAAAGAGTGTGTTGGTGGACGCACTACCAACGGTTTGAGTCGTGACTCGTACCGAATCAAAAAGAGGCCTGTCAACTAACAGGGGCTGCTTATTTGTATTTGTCGAAGCCAAGGTTCTAACGCACTAATATCCACCATTATACCCGAGTCTTAATAACCCGGGGTAGATAATGGGTCGGCAAGAACACCTAAGTTCTTACCAACGCCACCTAAAAAGTCAGCAAACCTTTGTGCTGCATTCTTAGGTTTTGGGGCGCCTTGCATAGCTTGTTGCATCAACTGAATGCCCATTGCTTCTTCAAGCGTAGGACCATAGGTAGGTGAAGTACCCGCTAGTTGTGGTGTTGATGCAGAAGGCTGGGTGCTAACACCTATGGAATCCCCCAATACACGCTGTGCATTGGTGTAGTAATCTCCTCCTTTCTTAAAACGTGACAACATGCCAGCAGGAGAAGTACCAAATGAATCCTTTCCTGTTAGAGGCTCGTTTGGATTGCCAAGTAATACTGTGGCATATGCCCGCCCTAATCCCATTCCAGGTTTGTAGCCACGGTCTTCAAAATACTGCAGAACTTTTGGCATCTGTTCGGCCCGTGTTTGAGTGCCACTAATGCCATACTTTTGTTGTTCTGCTGGTCCAAATTGAATCAGTCCTCGATAGCGTTTGCCAGCGCCTCCCACAATATTGGGATCCATGTTTGGTCCTGATTCCAGGGACAAGAATGCACCAAACTCATAAGGATCTAAGCCGAGGCGCTTAGCTCCTTCAAAGATTGCTTGCCTTTCGGATGAAGGGAGGATTCCAACGCGTGGTGTAGACATGGCAATTAGCTTCTTATTCTCCTACCCAATTTGAGTCTGCTTTGAGACCAGGGATAAATACAGCTTGTAACGCAGCGACAAGACTGATTTTCGTGGCTAAACGCTTAACAAAATTAGGACAGAGAATCATTGGTTTAAAAGCAACAACACTGGCCCCCATGAATCAAAGATTCGTGTCCAGTAGGTTGGGCTTACATGCTAAGCAATGCCAAGTATTTACTTATTTGTTAAGTTAAGCAGGGATTGAAATTTTAAACGCATTTCAGGATCAAGCTGTAAACCCTCTGTGGTATATGCTTCGGCTGGTTGAATGGACTGTACTGCAGGGAAGCCTTGTGGAGTGTTAACACCTGGTGGGGGTGTCAATGTGATTTGCTGTGGCGTTTGATAACCAAAAGCTTGCCTAGATGCTTGGCCTGCATCCTTACCGATCAAAGCTTGTTGAATAGCATCATAACCAACAGCGCCTGGTTTTACTTGTTTTGCAAGCTCAGGATTCTTTTGCGCCCAAATTGCCATGCCTTGGTCACGTACTTTAGCACGCTCATCAGCAATAGCTTGTTTTTGCATGTCTGGGTTGGCTTTCACCATTGCCTCAACCCTGGTACGCTCCCGTTCGTACTCTCGGTTTTGTGCGGCGTACGGATCAATAGGTGCAAAAGAACCTGCACCTTGATACTGGCCTCCTCCAAAACCTCCTCCTTGGGATGCTCCAGGGGAGCCTCCTCCTAAGCGTACTGAATAGTCGGTATTGGCTCCAGGGATATCACGACCTGTTTGATATTCTTGGAGGCGACGCGCACGTTCACCTGCACCAGAATAATCTGGACGCAAAAACTCGGGATTAACAACAGAACGTTGCTGAATAGGTACATTAACCCCGCGAACTCGATTTTTATAGTTTGTAAGAGGTTGCCCAAAATCCTGAAGAAGTTGAAAAAGAGACCTTCCTCCTGCGGCAGATTGTGTAGCCCTGATTAGATCTTCAATCATAATTACCTCCAAACCTCATGTAAATAAATGCGGGAACCAACAGCAGTGTCGGCAGGGCCAGGTAAAGCCTGGATGAATTCAGCACCAGAACGTTCGTAACGATAACGAGCCTGGAACGGATCCTTATAGTTGGGAACGTACAGAATCTGTGCAAGTCGATTGGTTTCGTAGAGATAAATCTCGTCCCAAACCTTTAGGGATTCCCTGGCATTACTGGAGCGGATCGTACGATCCACGTCACCAACGATGTTTTCAATACGAGTAGAAGGCGAAGTAGCAACTTCGGTTTTCTTCTCGGCAGTATCGCAACGACCAAGTTGAATAATAACTTTGTCGTAGAAGTATGAATCCGGGATGGTATTCATAGCTTCTTCCAAACGGCTGTAGTCTCCTGCAGGCACAGTAACTGTAAAGTATCCCAAATGATACCTCACTCTACTCTTATCAAAATCAGATAAATGCACAGCCGTCGTTCCTGTATACTTATTGTAAAACAAAAAACCCAGTGGAAACCCGTCGACTCAACCCACTAACCGGAAAGCCTTTTAAGTTTGGAGACGTACGTGAAGATGGATTCATTTTCCGACAATGGGGTAAACTTCGAACAGACGGCTACAGACAGCCCCTTTGGATGTCGCCCGAAGCATTTGCACGTAATCGAGAACAATGCAAAAAACAACAAAGGATAAAAACAAAAAAACTAAGGGAGTGGTTAAATACAGTGAAATTATTTTATGGATGCGCTGTTTGTGGTTACAATAAAATTGCAGAAGGTCTAGATTTTGACCACCTTGAAAATAAAAAATTTAATATAGGTGGAGAAGTAAAGACTAGCAAGGAACGCTTGCTTAAAGAAATACAAAAATGCCAGATACTTTGCGGCACATGTCATAATATTAAAACGCGCGCACCGGCTAGTTATTGCACGCTTCGCAAAAAGGATAATGAAGAAAAGCCAATTAATATACTTTTGTTCTTAGAACATGAAAGACGCGTATGATTATACGCTCATTGGATTTTGTAGTATCCCAAGTCCACCCATTGACTTCATCATTTGTTCCATAACTGCTCTGTGATCTGTTTGTTGCTGAGGAGCAAGCAATTGTTGCATAAGAGTAGATTGCAAATTATCTTGGATATAACGCTTTAAATTTTCTTGTGGGTCAGTAGTATTAGTAGAACCAGTGGTAGCTGCAACTTGAGGCTGACCAGCGGCAACTAAAATTTCTGTTTCGGCTTCAGGACGATCAACATTGCCATGGCCAACGCGGAATACAACCTTACCACTGGGATCTAAAGCTTCAGAAAAATATCCGTAGTTACCGCCGCTGCCACGACGAATCTTGCCGCCTGCTACGCCAGGGAGATAAATAGATGCGTCTTCTACGGCACCTTTATCAAACCTGCTCTTACCTTTAAAAGGTACGTAAAAATCAAAAGAATTAAATCCCGGACTTTGACTATGGGAATGTGCGCCTGCCGCTCGTTCTAGTAAATCAACCTTATCTGCAAGGTTTGATGCTGCGTTCCAACGTTTGCCTGATACTGCGTTATTTGAAAATTCTATTTCTCTTCCAATAGAACCATATTGATTTGCTAACGCATCCATTGCTTTAATTCGCTCCGCAATTGGAAGCGAACTTAACATCTTTAAATCGATATGATAGTCTGTACTACCGCCAATTTTTCCACTGGGTCCTGTATAACCAGAACGATAAACAGAGTATGACATGTTGTTTTATTTATTATTTTACGTGCAAAAAACCCCCGGTTTCCCAGGGGTTCAGTAGGAGATAAGTATCAAACCCTAATCAAGTCGGCCGCCATAACTGCGTCCCAATCAACCCGTTTAATTTGCTTTAACTGTTCAAGATTGTTAAACCTTTCACCCGATAAGGACATCTGAAGATCTTTAATCTCTCGAGCTGTTTTCAATCCGATACCCTTAATATGATCAGCGATCATTTGTGGGGTAGCGCCATTGATGTTAAGGCGTGTGTCCGGGGGGAAAGTACGCGGTTCTTCCTGCGATGCTTTATCTTTGACACGAAGAGTTTTTACTTTCTTCGTAGCTTCTTCATCAGGTGTAAGTTCAGTTTTGTAAGCGGTGTAAAGGCGACCGTCCTGATCTTTGACCATGAACCAATCGCCGTTATCCCATTCGCTTACAATCTCAACTCGTGCACCTGTTTTCTTATGCTGATAAAGCATATCTGCAGTTGGCGTAGACATAAGACCAGTTGTTCACTGGTCTTAGTTTAACCTAATCAGCTAACAACACGACCGGTGAGGTACATGTCAATATCTTCGTAACCAGGGGCGACATCAGGTTGGATGTAGCACACTTCCACAACCAGGTAACCAGCGCGGCTAGCGGCACTGTCAGCAGCGGAAATATAG